AAGATGCAAAGTTCAGAGTAGTAAACATCTGAATGTCAAAGACAAACAAGTTATACTTGTTGCCATCTTTTTCAAGTTGAAGGACTCTTGCCTTACCGATCAAGTTACCCTGAACATTATTAGAAGGACCAGTACCAGTCCAGTCATCTCTAAGGTCAATAGTTTGATAGCATTCTGTTACGTTCTCACCAGAGATACGTGGCCATCCCCAAACATCATATACTTCTACTCTTTGTGAGAGATCAACAGGAACAATCTGGTTATTGCGTCCTACAAATGTACGTGGTTTTGGAGTGTCAACATAGGTAGGTGCAAGAATCTGAGTTCTATAACCTTTTACATATGCTCTACCAGGACCAACTTCAAGAACAGCAAATTGCTCAGATGCTACTTGTCCATCAGGAGAAGTTTGACCAGGTGTAAACACACCGTTGTTGAAATTATCATTTAGGTGTTCTCTTGCACGGACATCGAACGTATCGACAACATAGTCGCCGTGCGTCTCATAGGTTCTACGAGCAATCGATTTTTCAATCTCGTTATACTCTGTACGATCAACGAAGTTCTCGACGGTTGAATTTCTGATTCGCAGAAGTTCGATGAAGTTCTTGTCTGTCTCATCGTTGATGGGTTTCTTGACAAGTTGAGTCTTGATTCTGAATCTGTGAGCACCAGGAGCAGAGTAATTGGACGCACCAATGGCGTTATCCGTAAGAGACGGATCGTCCTCTGGTGTAATAATTGACTCGCTAACCTCGAAGCCGACTCTGTATGATGGGTTGTTTGTGTACTGGTCAAGAATGATATATTCGGAGGGAATGTCAACGAAGTGTCCACGGATGAAATAAACACCTTCGCTAATATAAGCAGTAGAACCGATAAGGGCGGCCTCTACTGGAAGCATCTGAGCAAAGGGTGATCCAGTTTCGATCAGGGTGTTACCGAAAGTAATCTCCTGTTCAGCAACTAACTGTTCGTTGTTCTGGAATTTCTTTGTCGTTACATCAGATGTGGTATCACCTGATTCAATATACTTAATATAGAATGTAATGTATCCACGCTCACTTTGAGTGGCAGGAATGGAATACAATACCTTCGCTTTAATACCAGTGGTCAGACCTTCAATGATCTTACCTTGTAGTTGTGTTCTATATGTCTCAACGTCTACACCCAGGAACGCTTGCTGGATTAAGATACATTCCACGTTCAAGTCATAACCGACCTGACCAGGGATGACCATCGCACCTTCCTTGAATAGGTGCTGCCCCATTGCTTCGACCTGATTTTGCAGGATCGATTGCATTGTAGTAAGTTCTCTTGCCTGAATCGGGAACCCAGGGCGGAAGAGAACTCTGTAAAAGTTTTTATCCTTATCGAAGTCATCGAAATAAGGAGAAATGTTTAGGTTAGTATTCTGGGGCATTTCTTAGAACTCGATTACGATTTTGATGTCTTCGATTTGGTCGCCAGCACGAGAGATCGCGCCTCTGTTATCAATATATATGATCTCACCCGAGTTGGGTTGAATCTCAGATTTTGCATAACCATTAGTAAATGACATACCCAAGTCATACTCAGTGTTGTTAATAACACGAGTAGAGATACCAGACACAACAGGGAAGTTGATGTCAGGGTCTGCCGTTGTACCAGAGGTAGAACCCGTCACAGGGTTACCACCTTCAAACTCGGTGAGGTTACCAGTAATCTCAGGGAACACACCATCAATTCTGTTCTGATAATATTTCAGAACTTTGGTTGTGTTATTCCAAGAAATCACTCGACCACGAGCAGTCACTTGCTGACCACCAATAGTTCTAGACTGAGTGATGATCTCGTCAGTTTGGAACTGACCAGTGAATGTGGGAGAGAAGATTACTGCCTTTGTTGCAGACAAAGTAATCGCTGATGTAAGTTCGGTTGTTCCATACTGATATGGATTAATCACCAAACCAATACGACGGTAGTCGTTATCAGTAGGGAAGTCACCTGATCCTTCATCATAGGTGAACTTCGTGTTAATCATACATCTGTAACCACCCAGTTCCTTACCAGGATCTGAACCATGACCAGTGTCGGGAGGAATGATAACGTCAATAGCAGCACCAGTACCTGTACCAGCACCAATACCGTTGACTTCATCAATAACAACCTTACCGAAGGTGTATCCAGAACCACCAGAAGTCACTGTGGCAGAAACGATCTTACCGCCGTCAACAACCAAAGAAACACGACCACCAACGCCATCGCCTTTGATGGGAACGTTCTCATAAGTACCGTTGTTATAACCAGTACCAGATGCCTGAATCACAACACTGTCGATTTCACCACCAACCGCATCACCAGTCACAGCAACATCGCTGAGAACAGGCATGTAGTCATTGGAGAAGAATTTCAGAACCTGACCCACAGGGATCGTATAAAGATACTTCCAACGGTAACCATCACTAGTTGTGATAATTGAAGTGGAGGTACCAGTAGGTTCAACAGTAGAAGGTTTACCGTTAGGATCACTAGGTGATGTACCGTTATAGATGCACTTATATACCTGATACTGCGAGTTAACAACGTAGAAATCTGCGTCGTATAGTTTCGTAGCACCAGAAGATGCTGTTTTCGTTGAAGAGTAATCATGACGATACATATCATAAACGTAACCCAAACCACCAGTGGTTTGTTCGGGTGGTGTCCAATCGATACGACGTACAACTTGAATCGTGTCGCTCGCAAGCACACGTTTCAATGAAATCATATCTGAAAATGTGTCCGAGAACTCTTGGAACGAATCCACAGGAGTCGGAGCAGCATTTTCATTATCCCACTCTTGGGGGCGACCGATAAACACATACAGTCGATCTCTCGACGTACCTGCAACCAGGTCGCTCTGCGTAGGATCAGCACCCTCCAAAGATTTAATAAATCTTTTCGCAGTGAAAATTCTAAATTGATCTGTTAGAAGTGCCATCTTTAAGCAGTTACCTTCCTTTTATTTAGGGGACTTATTCTGGTTCAGTTCTGACCAGATTGTTGTATTCTTGTGAAACAAATACGCCATTAGCACCAGTGGTGCCACCAGCAATGGTATCTGACGTTGTGAACTTATAAGTATTGCCATTATTGACAATATTAGTCACTGTCAAATACTTATAACCAAATGCATCAGCAGTGCTGACATATGATTCAACAGTTGCTGTGATACCAGTAACACTAGCAGTGACGATCTCACCGACTAAGAAATTGGTATTGATGGTATCTTTCAGTTTTAATATACTTCTAGATGTATGATCCACACCATCACCCAAAGCACCAGCAGTCGAAACTGTTGATGTCAAAGGTACAAGACTTGAATCATAAATTTGATCACCCTGTTGGAACAGAGTTGTGTTCTGTCCACCAACAGTTTCTTCAATACCATACAGTGAGGATGAAATACCACCATCTAGACTGATAGCATCTTCATAGTCTGTATCTGTATTTACCAGATCAATGATACCGTCACCAGCACCATCAACTTCATCATCGTCTTCAAATCTAAATCCTTCCAGAGTGCTGATAGGATCTGTAAATGTAACAATAGTACCTTCCTCATCGTCTAAAAGAACGTGAGGTTCTTGACCAGTTCCTGATGATGCTGCTGATCCAGCAATAAACTGAATCACAGCAGTGTTCTCACTAGATCTACCACCATCGATAAACGCAAGTTCATCGACTTGGAATGTCAAGAACAACTCCCTAGTGGTAGGAAGCCAGTCATAAACAATAGCAACCTTGTTACTCTTATCTTCTTCTACTCTTCGGACTCTATCAGAAACTGTGAAGTTATATCCAGAGATTCCTGTGTTTGGATCTGTTGCTAGATTATCCAGAATCACACGCTGGTCATAGCGGAAGTTAATACCTCTATCACAACCAGTGAAAGAGATAGGTGTCTTACCTGTATATCTAATGATCTCTCTACCGATCTGGAACTTACCAGAACCAGGGAAAGCGTTAGTAGTCTCTACATATATTGTACTGTCAGCAGGATCAGAATCTCTAATCAATGCTGTCATGTTATAGAAGTCCGACACCAGGGACGTTCTATTACGTTGCTTTCTGATTAAATTGGTGTCCCGAGTAAAGATGACCTGAGGTGCTGAGGTATAACCACCGCCAGGATTCAGTAGATTGATGGCAGAGATTCTACCAAGATTGATTTCTGCTTCTGCTGTTGCACCAGATCCACCACCACCAATCAATTGAAGGATAGGGGGTGTTTCAAAGAACTCACCTTCTGTGGTTACATTGACGTTTTCTACAACACCAAATTGATTAACTTCGGCAACTCCACTAGCGCCAGATCCACCACCACCAGAAATAACAACAGTAATATCTTGTGCTGTGTAGTTCCTACCATTGTTCTCAACAGACAAACCAGTCACACCACCAGTCACAGGAACTAGTTCTGCACCAGATCCACCACCACCTCTGAGATATGCTTCTGCCGAATAGTACCCATCACCAGGTTGATTGACTTGTAAGAAACTTACCGATCCATCGGGGTTTAAATATATGTTTGCATCTGCATCAACGATGCCGTCATCTGTGCTAACAATATCCAAACGTAAAGGATCATATCCTTCACCTGGATCTAACACATCAACTGACAGTAACTCGCCGTTATCACCAATATTTGCTTTAAGAACAGCATCCCTAATAGGAGTACCACAGTTCCCAACTACTAACCTAGGTGGGTCAGCAGGATCATACCCACTACCCACATTGGTTACAATTACGTCTTTTACACCATATACACTGTTAAAGACGGGTTCAATTGTTGCGCCACTTCCTGGAACTGTTCTTGTCATTAGACGACTACGATGTTACCAACCATGTTGCTGTGAATATTGCACTGGTACACATAAGTTGTGCCAGCAGCAAGACTCATTGGAACTGTCCAATATTGGATACTATTAATAGATCCAGATGTTCCACCGATCTGAGAACCACCGTTAGATACTCTAATCTCTAACGGATGACTAGCACCAGTTGTGTTGTCAAATCTGTAAGTAAATCCACGATACACATAGATAGTGGCATCAGTGGCACCATCTATACCAGGTCCATTGACGGTATAGTTATTACTGTCAGACGCACTAAATGCAAAGTTAAGAGTAGGAGATGCTACTGCTTCATAATTAGATGTGCCATAGATCAATGATTGACCTTCGTTTGCACTAGGCAGTGCTACTGTGTTGGTGATCGTTACTGTTGAACCAGATACAGCAGTAGAGATTCCAGTACCACCAGCGATGGTAATAGACGAATCAGCAGCATCGGCGGTATATGTACCAGTATCACCTGCAACCCCTTTCAGAGCGTCCTGGACGACGTTAGGAGAGTCGTTAGTAAATGTAATTGCACCAGCATTCAAATTAGTGGTAATTCCACTACCACCTGTAAATGTCAGTGAGTCAGTAACTACCGTGGCACTAACAGTTCCATTATCAGCACCGAATGTTGTAAACACATTCTGGTTTAGGTCACCCAAGGTGCCTGTCATATCAATGGTCAGTGTATCACCAACCATAGTTGTGGAGATATTAGTACCACCTGCAATAACGAGGGTATCGTTAGGAGCAGAAGCAGTTGAAGTTCCAGTATCAGCATCAACAGTTTCAAACAAGTTCTGAGTTGATCCGCCAGAACCACCAGTACCCTGTTCATCGTTAGCAGGTTCCCAAGCACTGTTAGAATCATTCCATTTCAGGACTTGTCCATCAGAGGGACCACCATTAACAGTAGTATCAACGTCGGCAAGGACAGTAATACTTTGAGTCTCGTCTACCAGGGGGACCCAAGCAGCAGAGTGAGCAAAGTATGCCTTGCCAGTACCATGAACGTGAGCAAGCATACCGTGATGGTTAGTCGCATCAGGAAGGTCGCCCAGAGTAGCGTAAGGAGCGTACCATTTGAGGTATCCATCATCACCGTCGATATAAGTATAAGCGGATCCCGATCCGCCACCCCAGAACTGGATGTCGCCTGTTCCAGTGTGTTTTAGAATAATATTATCAGTACCATCGGTTACAATATCGAAACCGTTGGTATCTAGATTACCAGTTAACGTGTCAAAGTTGCCAGCACGGAATGCACCACTCGGTGTTGAACTCCATTTAAGCACTTGGCCATCAGTAGCAGTAGCGATATCTAGTTGGATATCCGTAGTGTTACCAAGTTTGTCATAAAGTTCTTCAAAGTTGGCATTATATTTAATGGCACCATCTCTTAGGGTATCACCTGTACCATCATTTGCCGAAGATCCAATACCGACTAACTGTTTTGCCATGATCGTTCTTTTTTTACAATTCTATTTATGTTGCGTCGAAGGAGATGCTTGTAGTGTCAAACTTAGTATCCGTAGAAGAGAAGTCTGAATCACCTTGACCATCACCGAAACCAGTCACAGTCAGAGTTGCAACGTCTGACGTTAGAGGTGAGTTTTGTGCAGGGGTCACACCTAGACCCAAAGGACCACGTACTTCACATCTGAATTTATATCCAGACATGTAGTTCAATGCTGTAAATGTATATGCTGCATCAGTTGCACCAGTCAACACAGCAAACGAGAATCCACCATCAGTAGATCTAAACCACTGATATGCCTTAGGTCCATCTTCTGGACTGATGGCAGCAGTGATCGAGAATGTGACAGTCTGATTGACATTATAAGTTGCATTTGCAGGTTGCAAAGCAATTTGAATGACAGAAGGAGGTGCCTCAGTATCACCACCAGAAGGAGGTGCAGGGGGTGTTGCAGCGCCATTGTTTGGTGGTTGATCTAGAAGTTCACGAGAAGTTAGACCCATAATATATGGGAATACTGGTTGTAGATTATTCTCACTATCTATCTCAGTAGATAAGAAATATGCATATGTGCCACTCTGGAATTCAGGAGTGATACAAAATCTACCATTATGTCTATCTAAATTACCCAGACCTTCTGCATATTCCCAATCTTCCATCAAGGATCCAGCAGGGGGGTTCTGCTGTGAGTCTCCATATATTGGTCTGTTTTCTACCTCTTCGGATCTGACACGATACGAACTAGTAGCAGTTGTGATGTTGGAATTAACATTCCATCTATTACTATAAAGGTATGGACCGTAGATAGGAAATCCATCAAATGCAT